ATGAACGATGACGATGGAAAGGGCCAGCCGATTCCGGCGGATGTGGCGGCTGCCCAGCGTGAGGCCGAGGAGCTTGAATCACGGCAGAGGCGGAATTCGGACGGTGGAAACGAACGCCAGCCGGACGGCGGAGATCGTGTTCCGGAGGTTGACGCTGAGTCGATGGCCGCGATACGGCTTCGTATCGAAAAGCTGAAGGCCGATAGGGAAGAGCAGTCGAACAAGCTTCGTGAAAGGGTCGCGACAAAATCTCTGAAGTTTGTGACCTGGCAGCTGATCGTTACGAATGTTGTCGTGCTTGGCTACGTGATCTTCTCTTTCTGGTTCGATCATGCGGTGCCGTCGAATGTGATGGTCGCTTGGATGGCTTCGACTTTCGTGGAGGTTATAGGTATCCTTTGGGTGATAACCCGTAGTCTTTTCCCGTTTAACGACGCTTATCGCGATAGGGGTGGCGAGAAAAGCAAAACGAAGGATTGCTGACTGGATTAGACCCACGGCGCTTGTGGACATGCCCACGTGTCACCAGATCATCGGCAGTCCGAGGCATTGGCGCGCCCACCGTTCCACGGCACGGTTCTCCTCGTCGTCGCCAAGCAGCAGCAGGAAGCCCGCGTTCTTGCCGAGCGAAGCGGGTTCCAGCTTCTTGATCACACCACGCTCCTGCAGGAACAGCCAAGCGTTGCTGATGTTCGTCTTGACTGTGTTCTCGCGCTTCTTCATCTCCTTATCGGCATTCTCGCCCATGGACTGCTCCGGCGTGAGCAGAATCATTCCGAATGCGTCGGCTATTGCGCGCCAGCCGAGCGTGTAGTAGCGGCATGGCGCGTTGACCTTGCGCAGCTTCTCAGGCGGCTGGTTGCGTTCGCGGTCCCAGTCGTAGGTCATGGAGCACATGAAGGAGATTGCGAGTTGCGCAGTGGTATAGCAGGTCAGGTTGTCTCCGCGCTTCTTGGCGAGGCGTCCGGTGCGGTTTAGGTCGTAAAGGGCTTGCGTGTTCTGGTATCCCATGTCTTCCATGTCTTTCCCTCCATGCTTTGCCTTAGAATGGTGCATGGAGAATCTAGCCGGTTTTCCGTCGCCCCGATTTGCTCTGGTCAGCGTCGGGGCTTTTTCGTTTATAACTGCATTGTAATTGCACTCGAAAGTAAAAGTCAAATTGCACAGCGAGTAAAATTGCAAAAGAGAAAGTAAAGACGTTTAGTGCAATTGCGATTGCACATATATAAGACTCTACAAGTTTTAACATTCTTTTTATAAGGCAGCAATATAAAAAGCCCCCACAAATGTGGGGGCTTCAATCTATTCGCTTATTTGAGATCTGCATCCCCGCCTGCCGGGCAATGCGCCATCTCCTCTCCATCGACGGTAAGAGCCAATGTCCAAGTGAGGTTCCCTTCCTCCTGGTGAATCATCGTGTCTGGAATATTGGTCTCGAATGTGGTCTGGTCGTCTGACGTGGTCCAACCAGGGTACGTGTTGCTCTCGTTGGTTTTTAGGTTCGTTATCTCACGCTTTGTCCCTTCTGTAGCTAGATAATCAGCAAGGTTTATCTGGTACCAAGTGCCGTCGTCTCCGGGATTCTTGATGAGGAACGTGTAAGCGTAAAACTGCGAGGCCGCCAAATCCTTGACTTTATCGTAACCGTCAATCGAGATTCCAAGGTATTGTCCTGTGGTTTCCAATCTGGCGGACGGCATCAAATCAGAATCGCCATCGCATGAGCCGGACAGTCCGCTTGCGATTGGCGTTCCGTCTTCTCCGCTGTCAGGGTCACCGCTTGCATATTCCTGCGAGTCCGTCTGATTGTCTGAATTCGTTGCCTGTTCTTCGTTGGCTGTGTCGTTCTCGCCGCACGCCACCATTGTCATCGTCAGCATTGCGGCCAGCGTTGCAGCTATCGTCTTCTTCATATATAAACTTTCCCCTCTCCAAGTTGTAGAATATTACGCACATTCTACGCCGGCGTGATGGTTCGCCGGTAATCCTCCAACACCTGCGTGGTCACGTTGAGTTCGTCCGCGATCTGCCATTCGTACTCATACATGCGTTCGAGCAGTGCGAGCTCGGCGGGATTGACGAGCGTGAGGGCGGTCTGCGTTCGCGCCCGTCGTTCCTGCTTCGAACGATCGTTCGCACAACCATCGTCACCATGCTTCCAGTGCAGCAGCTCATGCGTGAGCACGCATCTTTTCGCCGTGTAGGTAAGGCGCCTGTCGATGAGTATCACGCTGTTGGATGCGTCGTAGCAGCCCCACAGTCCGTCCGGCAGGATGGCGCTGGACACGGTGACGGGCAGGCCGATGATGGCGCGGCGCATGGCGCCGTATGTCATGCGCCGGTCGATCGGCAGGTCAGGCAGGCTCGTCGTAATCCGGCCCAGCCTCTCCATTGATGGCCTCCTGCTTGCCGGCGGCGTTATAGGCGGCAAGACCATAACCGCCTGCCTGCGCTTTCCTCTCGGCGGCTTCGACCGCATGGCGCTGAGAGTTCATCACGATATCGCCAGGGGAGATTCCTGTCACTTGGCTGATGCGTTCCAGATCTCCGATATTCAGTGGTCGGCTGAGGTTCGCGTGCTTGTACCAGTAGTCGCGGCTGAAGCCGCAGGCCTTGGCGAAATCGGCGACGGTCATACCGCTGGCTTTTTGGAGTCTGATGCACTCGCGCATGATCTGTGATGCGAGCGGTGTCATTTCGTTTGCTTTGCTTCCCATGTCTCCAGTATAGCCAATTAAATACCAACTTGTGCGCGAACTGTGAAGATGTATACAATTGAAGACATGAATGTAGTTAATTAAATACACTATGAAGTGTCGAAAGGAAAAACGAGATGTTGAGCACCAAGAAGACCAAGGCCCCCGACCACTACCCATGCGGCCACATGCGCGGCCCCGGCTGGCACGACTGGCGCGCATGCCTCACCCACCAAGGCATCGAGGAGACTGAATGGCCGGTCTGATAGACACGTCAAGCAGGAACCTTGCCGCTGAACTGGTCAGACACCGCAAGACGCGCGGAGACTTGGCGAAGGTGTGGGGTTGTGCGCTCAGCACCGTCGATAAGCGGCTTGACGGTAGCATTCCGCTGACAATCAAGGAAATCGAAGAAGCAGCTCCAGTGTTCGATATGAACTCCACGCAACTCATCATGCTCCTCATCCAGCCAATCGACAGCATCAAACAATTCAAAGCCTGAAAGCCACACCAAAGGAGCATCCGATGGACAGCAAGACCTACAACAAAGACCTGCGCAAGACCTGCGTGGAAGCCGTCTTCGACGAATTCGCCGAGCATGGCGACATGATTCGCCCGCAATACGCGGAACAGTGGGATGAAATCGACGCGAGCCGGTTCCTCGGCCACATCACCGGACCGATGGACATCGACGTGCCCGACCTCGTGGACGTCATCATCGACACGATCGTCAAGGAAGCGCATAAATGACCAGCCAACTACTCAACCCGCCAAAACCGCCGACACTCCATGAGCCCGGATGCCTGCTGCTCGCATCAAGCGGCTTCTACATCCGCCTCCATGAGGACGGCAGCGCCAGTCTCGTGGACGGCATCCAAGACATCACCCTCGCGGACTTCACGTCAGCTGAAATCGAGGACATCGCCTACAACCTCTCCAACAAGATCGGAGCAACAAGATGAGCTGGATGGACGACGGCGGATTCGAAATCAAGACATTCGCCAGAAACAGGGTGACGATGGCTCGAATGAGCTTCCGCACCTCGACCGGCAACTACGACGTCACCCTAAGCAAAACCGAGGTGCAACGCATCAGACGCGAATGCAATCGAATCCTCAAGGAAATGGAGGCAGACAAATGAACGGCCATGACCACCACCGTGACAGCGGACAGGCGGAGAACACGAAGCCGAACTACACGCTCCGCCGTCTGAAGTTCGCAGCCGCCATCATCGGATTCGTGAGCAGCGTGACCCTGCTGTTCACTTGGCGTACAGCCGACTCGCAGGCCGCGACCATCCTTGTGAGCGTCATCTACCTGTTGACAGGCCTATGGCTGACCATACGGTTCGCCCCACGCGACTAAAGACTTCCCACCAGCCGACAGTCCAACAAAACAAACCAAATTAGGGACGTTTTTCGCGGACATCCACGTTCACCATGTCGACTGGCGGGGAACACATATAACTGAATATCGACAAACAACAAATCCGCCACGGCGTTTACATACACAAATTCTGTCGTGGCACTCGGCTGGGCGACGGTTCGCCCGTCCACGGATTCCAATCTTCTTCTCTCTAACTACCAAGAAGCAGGCATTCCGGTGTTTGCAAACCCCTTCAAGTCTGCCTGACGGCCAGTCGCCGTCGGCCACGCCACCGACCGCGAACACGTTCAGGTCGTTGTTCCAACAGTCAAAGGGGCGTTCGGAATCCAAGGACGGCATCGGTTCGACTCCGATGCCAGCCACTCAGCCCCATCTACTCGTCAGGGTGGGGCCTACAACACCAAACAAGCAAAGGAAACACACCATGAACGAAAACAAACCACAGTCGGCAAATTGGGCGCTCTGCGTCGACATCGACCCCGACAACCCGGAATCCGACCCCGTAATCATCGGCACATTCACCATGCCGCTGGACGGCGGCCTGCACAGTGTCGCCCTGCCCGGCGACAGACTCGGCAAAGCCACCGCGCTTGCCGCCAGAATCGCATGCCAGGCCATCGACATTGCGCTCAAAAGGCACATCGAACGCGGCAGCGGCGGCGACGCCGTGGAAATGCTCGACGGCCTCCATATCGACCCGATGGGCGACATAGTCAGGACGGGGCACGCAACTTAAACGCGCAAAAGGACAACCAATGAGCACTGAAATCCAACCTTTCGAGTTCGAGGGCAACAAGGTCAGGGCACTGGCCGATGGCGACGAGGTGATGTTCGTCGCATCCGACATCGCCAAGATTCTCGGATACCGTGACGCCGCAGCGTTGACAAGGACTCTGGACGATGAAGAAAAGGGTACACGTCCCATAGATACCCATGGCGGAACCCAAACAATGACCGTAATTTCCGAACCCGGACTGTACAAGGCGATCCTGCAACGCCAGACAGGGCGAATGGAAGTTGAAGTCACAAGAGAATTCGTCAAGCGGTTCCAGCGTTGGGTGACTCACGAGGTGCTGCCCCAGATTCGCAAGACTGGCGGCTACATTCCGGCTGGCGATGCCGATAGCGACGAGGACATCATGGCCCGCGCGGTACTCGTCGCGCAGAAGACCATCGAGCGCAAGAACCAGCAGCTTCAAGCCAAGGACACACAGATCAAGATGTTGGAGCCGAAAGCGCGGTTCGCGGACGCCGTTGCCGCGTCGGACGGCACGTGCCTGATCGGAGAACTGGCGAAGATGCTACGCCAGAACGGTTTGGACATCGGCCAAAACCGACTGTTCGAGGTCCTTCGGCAGGACGGCTACTTGGGCAAGACCGGCTCGAACCGCAACGTGCCGACCCAGAAGGCCATGGACTTGGGACTGTTCCGAATCAAGGAAACCGCCATCACCCATTCGGACGGCCGCGTGACCATCAACCGCACCGCGAAAGTAACCGGCAAAGGCCAAACATACTTCATCAACCGCTACTGCCCACCCGCCGACCATGAGTGATCTGCTCACGCCAACCGAACTGGCCGTCATGCTCGGCATGAGCGTGCGCACCCTCGCCAACTGGCGGAGCACCGGCAAAGGCCCGCCATATCTGAAAATCGGCGCGGAACCACCCGAAGGCCATCAGGACAGGCGCAAAGTCCGATACCAACGCGCCGTGGCCGAACGGTGGGCTTCGGCGCACGAATACCGGAGGACGGTGGCGAGATGAAAAAACGGCATGCTCGTTCCGGCTCACGGATTAAAAGCCACCCGAACGTCACAAGCGACGGGAAGGCACGCGTCGACACCGGCAAGCCGACCCTCACCCAGCAGGGAATCGACGTGGACAAGTTCATCCGTAAAAACAGGCGATTGATCGAAAGACTCAGGAAAGGAACACGTTGAAACACGAATACACGTTCGAGGAACTCGCCGAACTGAAGAGAATCTACGACGAGTCGGGCGAAGCGGGACTTGATATCACGGAAATGCGGGCGTTGCGCAAGGCCGGACTCCTCACGCAGGGCCTGCCGGCGAACCCGGCGGAACCGTCGAAACGCGACCTCATCCTCGCGCACTGCAAGAACCGCATCGACCAGGGCCAACCGTTCGACGGCAAGGAAACAGCCGAAGCGCTCGGCCTGAGCCCGAAAACGGTCGGCAACATTCTCGGCCAGCTCCGCAAGGAAGGACTATTGCCGGCCTTCAACCAGCATTCACCACGCAAGACAACACGGAAAAACTCCACAACCGGAAAGAAGAAAGAAACCATGACCACCACATCGAAACCAGCCGCCAACAAGGAGGAACCAATGAGCCAGGAACTCACCGCCAACGCGGTGACGGCACCGGAAAAAGAGCGCGAGCATACACGCGCCGCCATCACGGACGCGCTGGTCTACATCTACGACGCCATCAGCGCTCTGCAGAAAACCGCGTTCCAGACCAACGACAAAGTGGTCTACGGATTCGCCACCAAGCTGCTGAACGGCGAATTGATGGACTTGAAAGCCAACTACTCGAAGGACGTGGCGAAATGAGACTCAATTTCAACAGCAAGGATGGCGTTTTCGCCATCAAAGCCGAAAGCGAAGAGGAAAAAACCGCGCTCAAAACGTCGGCACCTGCCATCTGCAATCTCATCATCGATTTTTTTAACGGTGAAGTCCAGGAAATGAAGGTGGCGAAGGAATGAAACGCATCCCACTCAAGGACACGGAACGTTACACGATCGAACGGTTCCGACAGTGCAAGAAGACGGAACGGCATCTCGCGTGGCTGAAGAGCCGTAAGGCGGGTGTCGGCGGTTCCGACATGAGCACGATCCTAGGTCTTAACGCTTTCAAGACGCCTTACGATTTGTGGCTTGAGAAGACAGGCCGTGTGGAACCGGAGGACATCTCCGACAAGTGGGCAATCGTCAAGGGCAATGCCTTGGAAAACGAGCTCAGGAAGCGTTTCCGCTCGAATCATCCGGAAATGCTCGTCACGGACGGCACCGACAAGCAGTTCATCAGCTGCGAAAAGCCCTACCTACGCGCTTCCCTTGACGGCATCCTGCAAGGGGAGGACGGAAGTTTCGGAATCCTCGAAATCAAAACTGCGAGCAACCGTCGAGCGGGGGACTGGCATGACGAGGACGGCAACCTCCGAATTCCACCTTACTATCTCGCTCAAGTCGAGTTCTATGCGCTCGTCACTGGATGGACGTGGGGAGTCGTGTACGCGGCCATCGGGGACGACGAGCCAATAGAGATCCCGTTCCAGGCCGACGTGGAGGATACAGCCGCGATAGACAAGGCCGCAGCCGACTTCTGGCATTTCGTCACCACCGGCACTCCACCGCAGTTGACCGGCGGTGACGTGCAGAAGGCGTGGCCGGAACCCACGCCGGACATCGTGGACGAAAGCGACGACGATCACCTCTACAACTTGCTCGCACGATACGAGAGCGCCATCAGAATGCTCAATGACATGAAGGCCACGCAAAAGGAACTACAGGAGCAGATCATCCTGCGCATCGGCTCGCATACGGGCGTGCGCTGCGGCAACCTCCAAGCCACCTACAAGCCGACGACCCGCAAGGAATACGTCGTCAAAGCCGCCACATACCGCAAATTCGCATTCAAAGCCATCGAAGAAAAGGAGCAATAATCATGGGAGCAATCGCACAGCAGGCACAGGGACAGCAGTTGCAGCCCCTCAATCCGAGGGGCAAGCTCAAGCAGCTTGTGGAGCATTCATGGCCGCAGATCGCACGTGTCATCGGCGGCAACCTCGACAGCGAGGCATTGTTGCAGATGTGCATCAGCAGCATCAACCGCACTCCGGCATTGGCGGACTGCACGCCGGTCAGCGTCCTATCCTGCTTCATGCAATGCGCCGCCCTGGGCTTGCGCCCGTCCGACGTTGATGGCTTGGGACAGGCGTACATCCTTCCCTACGGCAACAAGAACTATGCGAACGGGGAGAAGCAGGCCACGTTCGTCATCGGCTACAAGGGAATGCTGAAACTGTTGGAGAACAGTGGAATCTACGCGCAGCCGAGAGCCGTCTACGAGGATGACAACATCAAGCTGAAGCTTGACGAGAACGGCGTGCCGACCATCGAATGCCCCGACGAGGTGAACGTGGACGCCGACCACAGTGAGGACAAGCTGAAATTCGTGTATCTCAGCGTCCAGTTGCCGAACGGCGGACGATACGCCGACTACATGTCGAAACGCGATCTGCTCGAATACCGCGAGAAGTACGCGCCACGCAACCGCCGCCAACAGATCACCGGACCATGGGCGAAGAACTTCGTGGAGATGGCGAAGAAGACCATCATCCGCCGCAGTTTCAAGTACATGCCGGTCAGCATCGAAGCGAAGAAGGCCGCGAGCGTGGACGAGACCACGCCGGACTACAGCGACGTGTTCCAGCCGGTAATCACCGATTCGACTGATGACGTGACCGCCGAAGTCATGGAAGCGGATACGCCGGACACCGAAACCGAAGCAGACGTGAAGGAGGCCGAGTGATGGCCGGAGAAACCGTTGTCACGATCGTCGGCAACCTTACCGCCGATCCGGAATTGCGCACGACCCGCAATGGCGGCACGGTGGCGAATTTCAGCATCGCAGCCACACCGCGCGTTTTCGACAAGCAGTCGAACCAGTGGATTGACGGTGATGCGTTGTTCCTCCGCTGTTCCGCCTGGCGTGACCTCGCCACTCATTGCGCGCAGAGCCTGAGCAAGGGCATGCGTGTGATCGCGCAGGGTCGTTTGCAGCAGCGTTCCTATCAGGCGCAGGACGGCTCCAACCGCACGGTTATCGAGCTTCAGGTCGATGAGATCGGCCCATCGCTCAAATATGCGACGGCTCAGGTGCAGAAGATGCAGTCAGGCGGATACCAGGGCGGCAACGCCAACGGTGGCGGCTATCAGCAGCCGCAGCAGGCACAACAGCAGTCGCAGGCTCCGGCCGATGATCCGTGGAGTGCGCCAGCAGAGCCTGAATTCTGATGCGCGAATGGATAGAGCCACCGGACGTGGAACCGGTATGTCCGAAGCATGGGTGCGCGCTGTATCCGACACGCCCCATCCCATGCCCCGAATGTGAAATCGAAGCCGAGGAAGAGGAGGAATGATGCAGGAATTCGTCGTGGACATTCCACGGGACGAATGGTGGACGCAAAACCGTCGCGGCCACTGGCGAGTGAAATTCGCGCACACAAGCGCAGTCAAACAGCGTGCCATGGCATTCGCCAGATTCTGGCTCCAAAACGGCCACCACAGGCCACAACACTTCCCAGTGCACGTCACCGCGATCATCCACCCATTGACCCACGGGCGCTTCGACCCGGAGAACGCGGCGCCCATGGTCAAAGCCATCCTTGACGCGCTCACCGACACCGGCTTCTGGCCCGACGATGACTCAAAACACATCATCGGCCCCGACTACCGAGGTGGAGAACCAAGCATCCGAAAAGGCTGGTACCGAATCACAATCCGAATCGAAGAGGAAGAACACTAACCATGGCTACGAACGTGACCGAGAAAGACAAGACGCTCAACGAGATCATCGACATGTGCGTGAAGAAGCGCGCCCATTACCGTCAATTCCTCGACGATTTCATACTGACGCACTCGGAGGACTGGCATGATTCGGCTGACGTCACGTACGGAGAAAGAATCATGTTCCTGCGAGGGAAGATTCAGGCCTTTGATGAATGCGCTGCATGTTGCGAGTCCATGCTCGGCTATTCCGGCTCCATGCCGTCCGAGGTGCCTAATCAAAGCGAGGACGTGAATGTAAGGGCGGTAAGCCGATGAACAAGGATAAGCAAGTTGTCTGGCGTGAAAGCATCAGAAAATACGGCAAGGAGATACAAAGCATCGTGTGCATGGAGGAATGCTCCGAACTCATCCAAGCCGTCAGTAAGTGTCTACGCGGCAAACCCGACGCCACCGACAATCTCGCGGAGGAAATGGCCGATGTGACGATCTGCCTGCACATGCTCCAGGAAATGTACGGCATCACCGACGCGCAGTTGGAAGAATGGATCGCACGCAAGACGGCAAGGCAATCCAAGCGAATGCAGGCCGATGACCCATTCCTGAAAGGCGAGGATGCGAAATGAGCGCGTACCAGCCTGTTCTCGACCCTGCTTGCGGCGGGCGAATGTTCTGGTTCGACAAGTCAGACAGCCGTGTGCTCTTCGGTGACGTGCGCGACGAAAGTTGGGAACTATGTGACGGACGCAGATTCGAGGTCAAGCCGGACATGCTGATGGACTACCGCGATCTGCCGTTCCCGGATGAGACGTTTCGCATGGTCGTGCTCGATCCACCGCACTTGCGTAATGCGGGAGAGACGAGCTACATGGCGCAGAAATACGGATGCCTCGATCAAGAGACATGGCAAACAGACATCAAGACCATGTTCGGTGAGTGTTTCCGTGTCCTGAAAGAGCATGGCGTGTTGATTTTCAAATGGAATGAGACGCAGATACCGGTCTCGCAGATTCTCAAGCTCACCGACCATAAGCCGCTCTTCGGCAACAAACAGCCGAACCGCACCGGAACACATTGGATCGTCTTCATTAAGGAGGATACGGAATGAGCAGGGCTGATACCACCGCCATGCTGTCCAAGCTGGTCGAGAAGAGATTGAGGAATCAGACCGCTTTTTGGGCGAGCGAGGTCAGCTTCGACCGGAACACGCCTGATGAGCGGCGAGTGGATTACGTGGGCTTCAAACCGTGGAATATCAACGGCGAGCCAGTGCCAGCAAGCGTGGAGAAAGGCTGCTTCGGATTCTACGAAGTGAAGTCATGCATGGCTGATTTCACGAGCGGCAACGGCCTGACGTTCTACGGCGACCAGAACTATCTGGTCTGCACGAAGGAACTGTGCGACGAGATCGTATGGCAGAAGATGGTGCCGCCGCGAGTGAACGCGATCCTAACCCCCGATTCGACCGGCTCGAAACTGATTCTCGGACACGTGCAGTCATACAACGACATGTCATACAGGCGACGTCCGGCAAGCGAAATCCTTTGGGCCATGGTCAAGGCGAACGGAAAGAGGACGAATTGAGCATCATGCTTGACGAGGCCAATGCTTACGAGCGTGGCGTGGATGATGATTTGACTTTTCAGACGGTTCGGGAGCTTGCCGGTGCAGCGTACATGGCCGGACGTGCTGCTCCACCAACTGCCGTTGAGATTGAGGCCGTGGCGAAACGGCTCTGCTGGAACAGCTGCAAATGGGATGGCGTCGATAGCTACGCGGCGAAAGACGAGGATGACGCATGGAATTATGCCGGTGAGATTCCCGGCTTCCATGCGGAATATATCAGACAGGCCAAGGAAATGCTCGAAATCGCACGGAAGGCGGTAACCGAATGAGCAAGACGATCCGATACGTGGAATGCGCCCACTGCGGCGAGACCGTCGGCACATTCCACGTCACATGCCCATACTGCGGATACAGGCTGGCCGCGCGCAAGCCGACAACTGGCATGGATCCGCTGTATGGCATGACCGACAGCGAATTCTACAAGCGATTCGGGAGCATGTGATGGACGGCAGACGAGCTAGCGGAAGACACGGATCATGAGAATCAGAACGATTAGGCCGGAATTCTACCAGTCCGAAAGCGTCGGCTCGATGACGTGGAAGGCGAGACTCGTCTTCATCAACCTATGGAGCTACGTGGAGGACAACGGCGTGAATCTCGACAATCCGCGTCTCTTCCGTGGCCAATGCATGCCTTACGACGATTCGGTGCTTGATGACATCGAGGACGCGTTCGCGGAATTGGAGCAGTGCGGCAGCATCATCCGCTACGAGCGTGACGGCAAGCGTCTTCTTTTCGTTCCAGGCTTCGAGAAATGGCAGAATATCCAGCGTCCGGGCACGTGCCATTATCTGCCGCCGGATGGGTGGGACAAGCGCGGATGCAAGATCATTCCGGATGATTCCGGACAGTTGCAGGAACATTCCTGCGAGTCTCCGGATGATTCCGGACAGTTGCACGACTGTAGTAGGAGTAGGAGTAGTAGTAGGAGTAGAAAGAAAGAAGAAGAAAATAAATTTTCTTCTTCCAAAGAAATCACAGCAGATTGCTACCACGATTCCATCGAATACGCCGCGACCGACAGGACCATAGCTTCGGAACACGCGAATCTCGACGTGACCGGCGCATGGAACGCATTCGCAGGCCGCCACCAAGGCGAAACCAGAACCATCAACGACTGGACGCGCCTGTGGAAAGGCTGGTGCCAACGCCGCGCCAACATGAGCGGCATACCGCCATCGAAACGACACGTGCACACGTGGCAGTGCGAACACGTGCTACAAGCGCTCGGACGCAACAAGGAAACCGCCACGCCAGACCAACAAGCCTGCCAGATGGCAAAACGACTCAACAAGGAGAAATCATGAAACACGACGAACCGGAAACCATGTGCAGCTTGGAATGGTTGGAACACGAACGCCGCAAGGCATGGCAGGAAGGCTACGCCGCCGGATGGAAAGACCAGGAATGCGATTTCCCGCAATATACAAGCGAAAACCCATACAAGGAGACCGCCGAATGAAACGCAACCCGTTTGAAATCCTGTTCGGCATCGTGTTGACCGTCTGCCTGTGCGTCGCCCCGATCATCATATTCATCCTCGATTAAGGAGTCCAAAAATGAGTGACAACGTCAACCACCAGACAAGGAAGGAAACACTCGAAATGAGAAGAAAACGCAAACCACTCGCGCCCGCCGGCATCGGCCTGACCGCCATCATCATGCTCCTGCTCACACCGGTATTCCTCCTCGCGCTCGCGGGATGCGGAAGCGCGTCCAAGACGTCGACCCCAGCCCACGCCATCGCCGCCACCGGCACCACATGCTCCAAAAGGTCCAGCGACGACATCAAGGAATGCATCGTCACACTGTCCGACACGAGGCAAGTGGTCTGCGTCGTCTACGCGGGCTACCAGAAGGGCGGCCTGTCATGCGACTGGGACCATGTGAGCGGAGCGGACAAGGAGCCGGCAAGATGAGCTACAACGTCGTCACCCGGCAAGGCGTCAGAACGTTCGAGGACATCGACGATGCTGGCGACTACGCGCAGGCCATGTCCTTGAGGACTGGCGAACCGGTCAAGGTGTTCCATGCCGAGACCGGACTGGCCGCATTCACAGTCAAAACAAAGAAGGAAACGAAATGAAAGTGAAGAAAACCCTCATGGACATGATCGTCAAATGGCATCAGGCCGGCTATGCGCTCGACGAGATCGCGCCGCTCGTGCCGCAAGTGCCGAAAGCGGAAGTCGCCGCCATCATTCACCAGCACGACAAGGAGACCCGACTTTGACCGACTGCCAGCACTGCGGCAAACCCGCCAGCGGCACGCTCTGCGCCAAATGCACCGCCGACTACTGGGCCATGATTTACCAGCTCGGACACATCCAGCTACCGACCCTGCGCAGCATCATGCTCCGTCAGGCGCACATCGGCACCCCGGCACACACGCCGAACAAAGGCACCGCGCCACTGCCCATCGATACCCATGCGCAGGACCTCATCGCAGACAGCGAGGCATGGTTGGCCGAACAGGCAGGCAAAATACGCGCCGCATACGCCGCATACGATTGGCGTAAAGCATGGTATGCCATCATCAGCAACCGGCACACCATCCTCAACATGAGCACAGCAGCAGACGACTACGCCGCCCTGGAACACATCATCCGACGCAACGAACGAGCATTGACCCCGGAAGACGAGCTCATAATCCTCGGCACCTGCCCAAAATGCGACAGCATGCTCACCGGCACGCCAGAAGCCGAATCGGTCACATGCCAAGGCTGCCACAGGGAATGGGCCGCGCCAGCAATCAAAGCAGCCCGAGACGAAAGACTATGGCAAATGCAAATCACCGGCACACCCAGCGACGCGGCCAAGGAGCTGAAACGATACGGCCTGACCGTATCACGCAACCTCATCAGCCAATGGCTCAAACGCGGCAAACTGTCGCACGCCACGCCGACGGAACACAAGCGGCAGTACACGTTCAACCTCGGAGAACTAGCAGCCCTACTTGACTGTCACCGTTGAAATGCTATACTGTCGTACAGTAGTAAAATGGTTCAGCCGGAAACGGTTGGACCATTATTCATATCCAGCTGCATTCGCTATAATCATCTCTGTCCGGCATGGAGCCACTAGCAACCCTTGGAGCCGTCGCACCGAAGGACGTCGACCATGGCGGCGACACCCGTTGTGTCGGTAGCCCATGAATCGGGGGTGGCCAGCTGGGGGACCTTCGCGGGAGACGTACCCCAGACATGCCGGACATCACAGCCATGGAAGGCGGCAAGGCCACATGAGTCTCCGCAGATGCGCCTGGCACAACTGCCCACAACTCGTCAAACAAGGCACACGCTTCTGCGCCATCCACACACACGCATACGAGCGGCAGCGTGGCAGCTCAACAGCAAGAGGATACGACGCAGCACACCGCCACCTCCGCAGGGCATGGGAGGCACGACTGGCCACAGGCGAAACACACACCTGCGCCAAATGCGGACAGCCAGTCACGGCCACAGACCAATGGGACCTCGGCCACACAGACAACAGACAAAGCTGGACAGGGCCAGAACATCGCAGCTGCAACAGGAAAGACGGCCAACACAAAGCAACCGCAAGCATCGAACACTGGACACGACACCAAGCCAAGCCACAGCAGCAACCACAGTCGCAGCCAACAGGCAAACCGCAAACACAAACACGACACGACACAACACAAACGAACCAAACACAAGCGGACAAGCCAAACAAGCACACGCAACAAAAACAACAAAACACACGCCAAAACAGGAAAAAATACGATCAACCAACCCGCCAACGCCCCTAGGGGGGTACCCCGAACGGCAAGGCCAAGACCGCCGGTGAGGGGACTCGCAAGTTCGCGGATAGTTCAAGATTTGACGGACTGGCCGAGTCTGTAATTTTTCCGGTTCGAGGATTGGAGGTCGCATGGCGACGCATGGCGGCGCACGCACACGCTCCGGTCCGATGCCGGATCCTTCCAGCGCACGATCTGACGCGCGCGGATTGGGTGCCGACATCATTCCGCTTTCGTCTCGCGGATACCATTACCGCCCGAAGGCTTTTCCACTGTCCGAGTGGACGATTTGGGACACTTGGAAGGATGACGACGGTTTCCATAAGGAGCGTGACGAGAAGGCTACGGAGGCGTGGAATCGGCGTGAGCGTGAATTGTGGCGTGACCTGTGGCGGTTGCCGCAGGCTATCGCATGGCATATGCCGCGTTATGGATACATGTTCACGACGATCGCGCTCTATGTGCGCCAGTTCGTGCTTTGCGAGTCTTCGGAGGCGAAGGCCGCTGACCGTACCGCGCTTGCACGGTATGCCGACACCATCGGTTTGACTCCGCAAGGCCTTCGTTTGAATGGTTGGGCGATTGTCGATGACGAGCCGAAGCCGAAACGCTCAACAGAATCTTCTGACAAGATCATCCCGTTCAAGAGCGCGAAGCAGCGGTGGCTTGAGAATCAGAAAGAGGATGCGGAATGAGCGAGCAGAAAGAGCCGGTCGTTCCGAAGTCCCTTGGTTTCCTCTTTGCTGACTGGATTGCCGCGCACTGTGTTGTGCCTAATGGCTATGATCTGGGCAAGCCGTTTGAGCTTGTGGGCTGGCAGTTGGACAATGCGATTGATTTTTATCGGGTGAAGCCTGATGCGGTGTATGATCCGGCTCGGCCTCGTCAGGCTGCGGCGTTCAAGTGGCGTCGTGGTCAGATTGTCGGCGGTCAGAAGCTAGGCAAGTCGCCTTTCGGTGCGGCTGTTGCTGCTTTTGAGGGTGTCGGCCCGTGCGTGTTCTGTGGATGGGCCAAAGGCGGCGAGACGTTCCGCTGCTCCGACTGGGGTTGCTCGTGCGGTTTCGAATACGTGTATTCTTCGGGTGAGCCGATGGGCATGCCGCGTCGTACAGCTTTGATTCAGCTGCTCGCCACTTCGGAAGAGCAGACTGCGAACGTCTACCGTCCTTTGCAGTCGATGGTGCGCAATGGCCACCTGTCCGATTTGATGAAGGTTCGTGAAGGTTTCATCCGCCTTCCGAACGGCGGACGTATCGACCCTGTGACAGCTTCGGCACACTCGAAGCTTGGTAATCCGGTGAACTTCGTCCTTGGTGACGAATCCGGCATCTGGACTAGGCGCAGCGGCATGTTCGAGGTTGGCGACACGGTGATGCGTGGCGCTATGGCCATGGATGGAAGAATGCTTGAGCTGACGAATCCATGGGACCCGATGGACGCCAGTTTTGGCCAGATGACCTACGAGAGCACGGCGTCGGACATCATGAAGTTCTTTCCGAAGCATGACCCCTCATTGGATTTCGCGGATCCGCAGGACAGGCGGAAGATTCTCGAATTCGTCTATTCCGGTTCGCCGTGGGTGCCGCTCGATCAGGTCGAAGCGACCGCTACCGAGTTGATGGCCCGTGATCCGGCGCAGGCTCGACGTTTCTACGGTTGTGAGATCGTGCAGGGTTTGGGTTCGTATATGCCTGAGCCGCTTTACGATGGCACGATGGTTGACCGTCAGCCACCTGAGCCGGGGGCTGAGATTTGTCTTGGCTTCGATGGCTCGCAATCCGGTGACTGGACGGCATTGCGTGCGGAGACCGTGGATGGCTGGCGTTGGACGCCGACGTACGGGCCGTCAAATCGTCCGGCGTATTGGAATCCGGTTGAGTGGGAGGGTCGCATACCGCGAAGCGAGGTCGACGCCTGCGTGTCAGAAATGTTCGGCAGGTACAAGGTGCAGCGCTTCTACTGCGATCCGCATCCGTGGGAGTCGCAGGTGGACGAGTGGGCATGCCGCTTTGGCGAGGACATCGTGGTGCCTTGGCCGACGAACCGAATAGGGCGCATGTTCGACGCGCTCACCCGTTTCATGGAGGATACCGCCGACCATTCCACGACGCATTCCAATGATCGCATGGCCAGACTGCACATGATGGCGGCAAGGAAGGTCGCCAAGCCAGGCGACAAGTACGTGCTCGGCAAGCCGAGCGAGAATCAGAAGATCGACATAACCATGGCCGACATCCTCGCGCACGAGGCGGCGTCCGACATGAGGGCGCTCGGCTGGAGCGCAGGCGGCTCACCGGTCATGGTGTACGGCTGGTAAGGAGGCTCTTGTGGAGCTGATACAGGCATCGAGGCTTTCCGACGATGACGCGAAGCTCATCAGGAGCCTCACCTACAGGCTTGCACGACTGCGCAAGCCTCATAGGCAGTGGGATGATTATTATCGCGGACGGCAGGTCATCCAGAGCATCGGCATCGCCGTGCCGGCCGAACTCCGCTCGTTCGTTTTTCCGCTGAATTGGCCGCGCATCGTGGTCGATAGCGTCGTGCAGCGCCAGCAGGTCAAATCCTTCTCCGTGCCGAATGACGACAAGGTGTCAAACGAGCTGCGCGAGCTTTGGGAATACAACAACATGGAATCGCAGCAGGTGCTTTTGCACACGGAGACACGCGTGCAGGGCCACGGCTTCGTATGCGTCGGCGCGAATCCGAAGGACAGACGGCATCCACTGATCACCGTCGAATCATCCAGGAACATGATCGCGCGCATCGACCCGCGCACGAGAACCGTCGAATCGGCGCTCCGCGTCTATTTCGACCCTTGGGAGAACGGGACGCCGGACTACGCGACGCTGTACACGCCCGAATACACGCTCTGGCTGGAGAAACAGCACGGCAAGTGGGTCATGACCGGCCGCGACGACCACCACCTCGGCGTCGTCCCTGTTGTGCAGTTCCTCAACCGTCCGCGCGCCGGCGACTTCCTTGGCGAGAGCGAGATGGCCGACGTGGTGCGGCCGACAGACATGGCCGCACGCGCCATCCTCGACCTGCAGATCGCCATGGAAACTCACGCGGTGCCAGGCAAATGGGCGATCGGCGTCACACACAACGACTTCATCGACGCGAAGACCGGACAGCCGGCATCGGCGATAAAGACCTATTTCAACTCGATGCTCACCTCCAAGAACGCGAACGCGAAATTCGGCCAGTTCACGGCATCCGACCTGTCGAACTTCAAGACGGTCATCGACCTGCTGAGCGAGCAGATGAGCGCCATCACCGGTCTTCCGATGCGTTATTTCGGAATGAATACAGCCAATCCAGCAGCCGAGGGAGCCATCCGCGCCGACGAGCTGAGACTGGTGAAGAACGTCGAGCTGAAGAACGCCGTCGACGGCGATGCGTGGTCGCAGGTCATGGCCGTGGCGCACAAGCTCGCCACCAGCGACGACATTAACGCGAACCTGGTGCGCTGCGACTGGGAGGATCCGAACACGCCTACCTACGCGCAGCGTGCGGATGCGATCACGAAGCTCATGGCGTCCGGCATCCTTTCCCGTGAGGGGGCATGGGACGAGCTTGGCTGGAGCGAGGCCCGCAAGGACAAGGAGCGCGAGTACTTCGCCAAGCAGATCAGCGAATCCTATGGCCAATTCATGAAGGACGTGGACTATGGCGGCGATGGCTGGGCAGACGCTTCCACAGGAGGCGACGGCGCAGAACCGTCTGCTGCGCAGTCGAAGCAACCGGCTGGCCGCGACGGTGCTCAGACTGTGGCATAAGCACGCGCAACCAGACTTCGACCTCGCCTTCGCGGACATGATGCCTGAACTTTTCCGCGTATTGGACACGGCGCAATACCACACCGCCGCCGACGCGATCGCATCGACGCCGAAAATCATGGAACGCTTCGGCGTGAACACAGCACACCCGGAATACAAGCCGGATCCATGGCAGTGGGTCGGCGTGAACGGTAACGGCATGGATACCGTGGACGCGATGTGGACGGCGATTACCATCGGCAAGCGGGCCGTATCCAACGGCGCTCCGGTGGACGTGGCCATGGACCGCATAGGCGTGACCTTGGTGCTCAGGACGCGCACCATGCTGGCGGACACTCACCGGTCGTCCACAAGCATGACCGCTCGCGGCATCTGCTACCAATCCACCTACGTGCGCGGCCTGACACCGCCGAGCTGCGGAAGATGCGTCATCCTCGCCGGACAGCCATGCGGCAAGACGCCTTTCGAAAGGCATCCGCACTGCGACTGCATCGCCGTCTACACCGGTCCGAAAGCACCGGCAAACGCATGCACCAGTCCGAACGAATACCTCGACAGTCTCTCCGACGACCAGCTCGCCAAAGTCCTTGGCGGAAGGGCCAACGCCCGAGCCTACGCGGACGGAGCCGACCTCAACCAGCTGGTTAACGCCCAACGCGGCATCCGCACCGCCCAGATCGACGGGCGGAACATCAAGTACACGACCGAGGGCACCACGCGCCACGGACTCGCCGCATCACGCATGATCGACTCCGGATACGCCAAGGAATTCGTCAAGAACGGCGGCCGGTACACAAAGGTCGACAGGCCGCGTCTCATGCCCGAGACCATTTACGCACGCTGCGGCGACGATCATGAGAAGGCCTTGGGCATGCTCTACAAGTACGGCTGGATCCTCTAGCCGAAATCGAATTTTTCACCGGCATCGCGATGGTGTCGGCGCCGGCACGCGATGTGACGGCCAAGGAAACCACAAGGAGAAAACACAATGCATAGGAAATGGTGGAATCTCATCCGCATCCGCACCATCGAGACCGGTGCCGAACCGGGCGGCGGAGAGCCGCCGCAGCCGGAGCCGCCGCAATCCGACCCACAGGCGAATACCGGCGGCGAAGGCGACGAGAAGCTCGGCGAACACGGCATGACCGCGCTCAAGAACGAGCGCCGGGCCAACAAGTCGCTGCGCGAACAGCTCGCCGCCGCGAACGCCAGAATCAAAGAGTTCGAGGATCGCGACAAGACCGACGCGGAAAAGGCCAGCGAGAGGATCGCCAGCCTGGAGAAGTCCAACACCGGCAATGCCGCGAAGGCACTGCGATACGAGGTCGCCGTCGACAAGCAATTGCCGAAGGTCTTGGCGGAACGTCTGCAGGGATCCACTCGCGAGGAGCTGGAAGCCGATGCGGACAGCCTGCTGAAGCTCGTCAGCGTGCAGAACAAGCCGAACGTCAAGCCCGACCCGAGCCAGGGCAAGGGCGGCGACCCGAAGCCGCACAGTCTCTCCGAAGCCATTTCCGCATATTACAAGTAACCGATTCCTTAGGAAGGAGACAACCTTATGGCTGTCACTCTCGCAGAGGCGAAGAACAACGCCCTCGAAGACTACGACCCTTTCGTCATCGACGAATTTCGAAAGTCCAGCGTCATCCTCGATTCCCTCATCTTCGATGATGCCGTGAACCCCGCAGGAGGCGGCGCGACGCTCGACTACTCCTACCGTCGGCAGGAGACCCAGCCCACCGCCGAATTCCGCGCCATCAACACGGAATACTCGCCGAGCACCACCACGACCAAGAAGTACAGCACCACACTCGCCGTGCTCGGCGGCGCCTTCGAGATCGACCGAATCCTCGCGAACGTCGGCCCGAAGGGATCCGACGAGGTGACACGCAACATCAACGAGAAGGTGAAGGCCGCGATAACCCTGTTCCAGGATACCGTGATCAACGGCGACGTTGGCGTGAACGATAAGGCCTTCGACGGCCTGGACAAGGCGCTCACCGGCTCAAGCACCGAGATGAAGCCCACCTCCGGCACCTACGACTGGACCGACCTCGAAGGAGAGAAGGGCAACAAGGCCATCGACACGCTCGACGAGTTCCTCGACCTGCTTGACGGCACGCCGACCATCGTGGTCGGCAACAAGAAGGCCCTTGCCCGCGTCCGTGCCATGGTGCGCCGCACCAGCATGTACGTGCGCGAGCCGATCGATGGTCTCGCCAACGCGAACGGCCGTCCGATCAGCCGCGAATCCTATGGCGGCATTCTCTTCGCCGACGCCGGAGAGAAGGCCGGCAGCAACGATCCGATCATCCCCATCGCCACCGACGGCACCACCAGCCTGTACGCGTACCGCGTCGGCTTGGACGGCTTCTGCGGCATCACCACCACCGACGGCACCCTCGTGAAGACCTGGCTGCCTGACTTCACCCAGCCGGGCGCAGTGCATCGCGGCGAGGTCGAACTTGGTCCAGTCGGCGTCGCATTGAAGGCCACCAAGGCCGCTGGCGTGCTCCGTAAGATCAAGGTCAGGTGATCATGATGTGGCGAATCGAAGCTCCGAATAATGAGTACAACGGCGTCACCGCCGGCGTGACCTTCGTCGGTGGCGTCGGTGAGACCGATGTGGATCCGTCCGACTATTTCCAGCGTCACGGCTACACGGTGGCCGAGGTGCAGGCCGACGAACCGAGCACGGTCGCCGACGCCGCGAAGCCGAAGAAGAAGACCAGTGAGAAGGATGGTGAATGATGAAGGAGACCAAGAACGGACGCCGCGAGAACGTGATCCCGGCAAGCGCGGTGTATGTGCCGCAGCCGGGCGGCGCAGCTAAGCCGCTAGATACGGTGCTGTCCGGCATGCCCGCCAAGCAGGCTGCTGCGGTGGGGAACGCCACCACAGGTCAGGAGATGGCCACCATCAACGCTTTGCTGGCCAGCCTGCGCAACGCCGGTATCATCGCGAAGTGATTCCATGACCTGGGCGCAAATCGACGATGTCGCGGTCGAACTCGGCCGCGACATCGCCTCCGACAGCACCGAAGGCAGGCAGATCGGGAAATGGCTCCGCCGCGCCGAAATGATGATCCGCAACCGCATCCCAGTGCTGGACGAATGGTGCATGGACGAGAGATATCAGGAGACCGTCATCGAGGTGGAATCCGCCGCCGTCGCACGCAAGGCGCTCAACCCGGAGGGCGTGAGCAGCACCATGCTGCAGATCGACGACGGTAACATGCAGACCAGCATCGACAGCTCGCGCAGTCGCGGCGAGATCTCCATCCTCGACGAGGAATGGGACATGCTGCTGAAACGTGTCAGCAGCGATCTCGCTACGGCGGTCATCGCTCCGGAACCCGTGGCCATCCCGCTGCCGCACTACCCCTACGACTACTGAGGAGGTTGACATGCCAAGCATGGCACCTCTCATCGGAGCCCTGCCGAAACTACGCCAGATGGCCGAAAGCCTCATGACCGACCAGTGCGTCGTCACCCGCCCCGGAGCCACCACAACGGATCCGGACACGGGACTGCCGAACACCGGCAAGGAGAAGGTGTACGAAGGCAGCTGCAAGGTGCAGACCAGCGGCGGCCTCGCCAGCGAGCAGACCGAAGGCAGCGCGGCCCAAGCCATGGGCGCCGTCTCGTTGGTCTGGTCTTTGTACGTGCATTTTCCCTACGGCACTCCAGGCCTTCGCGCCGGTGACGTGGCGGAAGTCACGGAATCCGCAAATCAGCTGCTCGCCGGCAGGCGGTTCAGGCTCGTCTCACCTCAAAGCGAGAAGACGCACGCCACCGCCTGCCGGTGGAACGTGAAGGAGGACTCATGAGCGGACTGTTCGACGCTTCGCAGTTGACGGCCTTCGGTGACGTGCTGCTCGCCAGGGGAGTGGCTCGCCGCGCCTTGATCTCCGCTTCGGTGAAGAAGGGTGCGCAGAACGTCAAGAACTCGATTCGCGACGACCTGAAAGGCTCAGGCAACAAGGCGTTCCGCAGCATTCCGATCACCTACACGGTGAGCGAGACGCCCGGACGCATTTCCGCCGAGATCGGCCCCACCAAGGGCGGAGCGGGTTCGCTCGCCAACATCGCGTTCTTCGGCACCGCGAAGGGCGGTGGAACGCACCGATTCTACGAGCATGGCGAGGAAGAATTGCCGAAGCTCGCGGAATACGTGGCGCGTGCCGCCGTGGAGGTGGTCTGAATGAAGTCGATCATGACGTTGACCGACACGATTCTCGACCATATTCCGAAGCCGGCGGCTGGCTGGGCCGTGTACCGGCAGACGGCGCCTAAGCCTACGGAGAAGCCGCCGTGGGTGATTGAGACGGTCACGACAAACGGTCATATCGTCGGCGAAACGCAGCATGTGCATTGCGGCATCGGCACTTTGCTGGTGCGCATCGTGAGCACCACGGCCGATTCCGTCAACGTGCTGGCCGATGACCTCATGATTCCAGGACTTGCTGGCAAACGGTTCGTCGCGCAGGGGTTCGACACCGGCTGTCTGACGTTGTTCTCCGATTCCGGCGCATATGCCGCCGGACTTACCGCAGAGGATACGGCGCTGCTTTACCAGTGCCGTCTTCTGACTTTCAAATTCAACTGGTCACGCATGTGACCATTAAATATTTAAGGAGGAGTCATGGTTTTGACTCTGGGAACCGAAGTTCCTTCCACACCGGCGGACGGTCTGGTCAACACGATCTGGGTGCCGTCCATCAAAAACATCCAGAAGCCGACCGCTGCAGAGATCAACGCCGGCACCGACCTGAGCAACTACGTCACCCTAGGAGGCTGGTCATGCTCGCCGTCGCAGGAGTCCATCTCCGACCAGCGTGAGAACAGCGCGCAGGATTACGAGAATCCCGGACGCAAGAAGATCAGTGGCCCGAACGTCGAGGTCATCGACAACACCAACACTTCGCATTCCACGCAGAACGCGGCAATGGAGACTTTGATCGAGGGCGCGGAGGGCTATTTCGTGCGACGCTACGGCAAGCAGACGGATAAGACTTTTGTCGCCGGCGACATTGTGAACGTGTACGCGGTCCGCATCGGCATGAGCGCCAAGATGGCGATCGCCGCGAACAGCGTCCTGCGCAGCAAGGTCAATTTCTCCGTCCGTGCTCCCGGCTGGGCGGAGAACGTGAAGGTCGCCTGATTGATTCTTCCCGCACCGGACTTTCGTCCCTTTCGCCGGTGCGGGACCCTCTTTTTTTCTCTTTTCCGGCAAAGGAACATGAATATTAGAGCGAAGGAACAACAATGCTTAAAGTCGTCAGGCGCACGCGCGAGGTCGATGTCATCCTCAACCAGCAGACCGCCGAGGACATCGCCAGATTGGGTGATGCGTTGGCCGAGGAGACCACGCGCGAACAAATCACGGAGGCTGGGACGAACCGGCAGGCGAAGGCCACCGCGCGGCGCATCGAAGAGCTACGCGAACAGGCGGATGCGGAGACATTGAAGCTCACGTTGCGGGCATTGCCGGTAAGCAAGTGGGCGCAGGCATTGGCCGCGCACCGCAATGACAACGGCACGAACGACATGTTCGGCACCGCCGCCGCGGCATTGCCGCTCATGCTTGATTCCGCGACCATCGGCGGCAAGCCGGTGGCCGACGAGGACAAGACCGAACAGGCGTGGCGCAATCTGTTCGACGAACTCACCGATGGCCAGTTCACGCCGATCTGGCAGGCCATCGCCGAACTGAACGGCACAGCAGCGGACCCAAAAGCGGCATTCGACCTCGCCTCGCAGGTTCTCCACAATTAGTCGAGGATTTGAAGATCTGCCGCCAGCTCGGCATCTCTTATAAGCGTTTCATGGGCTGGCATCCGAGTGAGGGCGATGAGGTCGAATGGGATGAGACGGAACGCAATTGGATGCGTTCGTTGGCTGAATACGAACGGTCATTATGCCCCATGTGCGGTTTGCCTCGCTCGATCTGCCAAGACCCGAAGGGCGAACTTACATTGCATGCCGAAACCAGCGTCTGCTGGGCCACTGCGCACATGCAGCAGGCCATGAAACGGTGGACTGATGCGAATGGCAGGGACAATCCGGCGGCGAACGCCTTGGTGGCGCATTTGACCTGATTTTTGGAGGATGCTTTGGCCGAGAACAAGAACATCGTCATCCGGTTGATGGCAGACACCGCCTCATATGAGGCGGCGATGACCCGCGCCGGAAGCACTGCGAAAACAGTCGCCTCTGGCATGGAGAACACCGGACGCAAGTCCGCGCTCATCGCCAGCGGCATGACCGCCGCAGGATTGGCCGTGGCCGCGTTCGGCGTGGCCGCAGTCAAGATGGCCGCAGACTTCGACCAGCAGATGAGCACCGTCCAGGCGAACACCGGCGCGACCAGCGCCCAAATGGACCAGCTGCGTGCCGCAGCCATCGAAGCCGGAGCTTCCACGGTTTATTCCGCTTCGGACTCCGCCGACGCGATCAACGATCTCGGCAAGGCCGGCATGAGCGTCACGGATATTCTCACCGGCGGCTTGTCTGGCGCTTTGAATCTGGCCGCGTCCGACGGCATGGCCGTTGGAGATGCCGCCGAATACATGGCCAACGCGTTGAGCATGTTCCACCTGAAAGGCTCTCAGGCCTCGCAGGTGGCCGATACTTTGGCGGCGGGCGCCGGCAAGGCCGTCGGCAATGTCTCCGATTTCGGCGAGGCGTTGAACAATTGCGGCGCGCAGGCGAACAGTTTCGGCATGAACGTGCAGGAGACCACCGGCGTTCTGGCGCTTTTCGCGCAGAACGGCACCATCGGAGCCGAGGCAGGCACCCAGCTGAACAGCATGCTGATGAAGCTGGCCGCACCGTCCGCCGAAGCGTCCAACACGATGAAGGAATTGGGCATCAGCGCATATGACGCTCAAGGCCATTTCGTCGGCATGGCGAATTTCGCCGGCCAATTGCAGAAGGCCGAAAAGAACCTGACCGACGAGCAGCGCAATCAGGCGAACGCGACCATCTTCGGCAGCTATGCCATCAAGGCCGCGAATTATCTTTACGAGGCGGGCGAGTCCGGTGTCAACAAGTGGACGAAGGCCGTCTCCGAAAGCGGGTACGCCGCCGAGCAGGCTGCTGCGAAGAACAACAATCTCAAGGGTGATCTGGAGAATCTGAGTGGCTCCATGGAATCCTTGATGATTTCCGTCGGCGAGGGCGCTCAAGGCCCGTTACGCAAGATGGTGCAGGGCTTGGATACGCTGGTTGACTCTTTCGCGGGTTTGCCGTCCGGAGTGCAGCAGACCCTCGTGGTCATGGCATCATTGGCTGGCGTGTTCGGCGCGGTGCACAAGGCCGCGGGCAATCTCAACGGCAGCACCAGCACCATGGCCAACAACATCGGTCTGGCCATCGACCCGATCCAACGAGTCAAGACTGCGCTTGGATCCGCGCAGACGGCTTTCGACCTGTTCAAGGGATCTTCGATGAGCGCTTCCGAGCAGATGGAGGCGTTCGGCACGTCCGCGTCCAAGGCGCAGTTGAAGACCGCCGGTTTCAAGGCGGTTGGCAGCAGCATAATGAGTCTGCTCGGTGGCCCGTGGGGCATCGCGCTGACGGTGGCCGGCGTGGCGTTATCGGCTTTCATTTCTCAGCAGCAGAAGGCTAAGGCGGCATCCGAGCAGCTGGAAAGCGCCCTGGAGTCCGGTTCGGATGTCGCGTCCGAAATCGCCGGAGCCTATCAGGATATGAGCAGCGGCGGTGTCAAGCTGACCACATGGCTTGACAAGGCGGGTATCAGCCTGACCGACATGACCAGCGCGGCCATGGGCAACGAAGCCGCGTTGAAGCGCGTCAACAAGCAGATCAAGGAAATCGACAAGCCCGGCATTGGCGGAACCGCGGCAGCCGCCATCAAGAAAGCCCTGAAAGAGGAATCAAAGGCCTACGATGATGCTTCCAAGAAGGCCAATGAGAAAAACAAGGCCGCCAAGAACGCGGTGGACGCCGACGGAAAGTCTGCCGCCGCCGCGAAGGAAGCTGCCAGCGCGAACAAGGAGCTTGGTTCCTCCGCTTCGGATGCGTCAAGCCAAATCGATGATCTGGTGCAGGCGCTGTTTGGTTTGGAGTCGGGCAATCTGACTGCTGATCAGGCGGTCGACCAGCTGAACCAGAAGATCGGCGAACTGTCAAAAACATGCGAGGACAACGGCATCGTCTTCGACCAGTCCGGCAATCTGCTTGACCGTTTTTCCGAGGAGGGCACGAAGACCAAGCAGGCTTTGGAGGATATCGCCAGCAGCGCCCAGAACGCTGCGGAAAAGATTCTCAAGCAGGGCGAGAGCACCGGTTTCAGCAGCGGCGAGATCGAACGTGCGAACGGCGTGCTGCAGGACGCGCGTGACGCGATCATCCGGCAGGCCGAAGCCTCGGGCATGAGCGAACAGGCCGCTAACGCCTTGGCCGACCGTTGGGGACTGAGCTCCGACAGCATCAAGGCTTCCATCGACAACATCAGGATGACCGCCGACAACAACAAGGCGAAGCTTGACGTTGACGATTCCAAGGCCAAGTCGAAGACCGATAATGCGAAGAAAAACGTTGATTCGGTCAATAAGGCTAAGGGCACAGCGAAGCTCGACGCCGACGATAAGGCGTCTGGCAAGGCCAAGAATGCCGAGAAGAACGTCGAATCCGCGAACAAGTCCAAAGGCAAGGCCACTCTTGACGCGACGGACAAGGCTTCCGGCAAGATCAACGCCGTCAACGCCAAGAAGCTTAACAACAAGAACATGGTCCTTACCGCTTCTGACCATGCGTCCAGCAAGATCAATGCGGTAAACAATAAGCGTCTGAATAACAAGAAGACCACACTGAACGCTTCCGACAAGGCGTCCAGCAAAGTGGATTCCGTGAACCGCAAGACCATCCGAGACAAGAACTTCACGGTCAGTGTCACCGACCATGCTTCCGCGACCTTGCGGAGCATCCAGAATTATCAGATCGCGGACAAGAGCTTCACCGTCACGGAGAAAACGAAGAAGGAGGGTGGCTACACCGGTGGAATGTTCGCCGATGGCCACTTCCAGCAGTTCGCAGGTGGCGGCATGTTTTCCGGCTACGTGGATCCGGCGTGGGCGCCCGGCAATGGTTTGAGCGACAGCGTGTATCTGCTCAACGCGCGTCTCGCCGCGGGCGAGTACACGCACAGGGCTGCCGCTGTCGACTATTACGGGCTTGAGACCATGCGCGCCATCAACGAGATGCGCGTGCCTCGCGAGGCGTTCATGACAAGTCACAGCATGCCGGACGTTTCCGTGCAGGTGGATACGCGTGCCGTCGTTGCTGCGATCACAAGTCTGCACAACGATCTTGGCGCGATTATCAGCGCCGCGTCCGATGATTCGACGGTCGGCGACCGTGACTTGGGGAGGTTGATCCGCAAATATGCGCGAGCTTGAATACGCGTCGCATGATGGCACGGTCATCGACCTCAACGCCGATGATCTGTGGGTGGCTGACCTGCAGGAAATGCGCGGATACGCATGGACGTACACGCTGGCCACCCGCGGCATCAAATCGGTGAGCAGAAACGCTTCGACGGCGAAAATGACCGTCCGCACCAAAACGCCAGCCGCATTGGATGCCGCTCAGACGGCTTTCGATTCGGACGTGCAGTCCGTTACGCCAGGCATGTTGACCGTCGATGGCGAATGGTTCCAGCGGGCGTATGTCGTCGGTTCTTCACTCGGTCCGGTGCCATGGCCGGAATACGCGCAAGTCGATTACACGATTGTCCTTTGCGATGGCGTCTGGCGTCGCGCGCTGCCGGTGCAGCATTTCTTTCCGATGACGGCAGGCACCGGTTCGCAGATTGACCTTCCACTGGACTTGCCGACCGATTTGGCTCCGTCGAAAATCGCCTTGACGGTGAATAATCCGACCGGCAAGGCCGCTGAGTTCACTGCGGTCATTTTCGGCCCTTGCGTCAACCCGTCTTTCCAGATTGGCGGCAACACTTACGCGGTTGATGTGACAGTGCCGGAAGGCGGTCATGTGTCACTGTCGGCCACTGGATTACGGAAGACGATAACGCTGACAGCCAAAAACGGCGACGTTTCGGATGTTTTCGACAAGGGCGTTCGCGGCAACGGCAGTGGAAGCGGCTCGTATGTTTTCGAGCCGATACCGGCAGGAGATTCGCTGTTGACGGTTTCCGGCAATTATGGCATCGACTTGACCATGTTTGACGTCTCGGGAGGTGTGCCTTGGCTGACGTTATCATCGCCGACGGCAAGCTGACGCCACATGCGAGCGTATCGCAGGTGACGTTGGATTGGGCTTGCGGCACGGACGAAAACGATTTCGAGCTGACCATCGAAGATCCGTCTGCGCCGGAAATTGAACGTGGCTGGTATTTCTGGATTGACGGCAGTGACGTGGGCGGCCGGATCGTCGACCGTCGTGTGGCTGTTTCCGGTGGCGTGTCCACGGCCACGTGGATCGGCCAATCGTGGACTGGCATGTTGGCGGCGAAGATATTGCAGCCGGACGCGAATCAGGATTACCTGACCGTCTCCGGCAAGCTGCCTGACATCCTCAAAAGCCTTTTGAAGCGCATCGGTTTGGATTCGGTGTTCACTGTCGATTCCTCCGATGCTTCCACTTTGTCGAATTGGATGTTTCAGAATCCACGTTATGTGGACGCCTACACAGGATTCCGCAATCTGCTCGCATCCTGCGGCAGACGCCTCGACTTCCAAGCCAAGGATAATCACATCCTGCTTGGCATCACGCCGGTCGGCATCATCACCAATACGGTCGATTCCGACTTGGTGGATTTCAAGGCCGAGACCAACCGTCGCGCGGTGAATCATCTCATCGGCCTTGGCTCGCAGGAGCTCAAGAACCGTCTGGTGGTCAATTATTTCGCCGATGCAACCGGCGTGGTGAGTCAGACGCAGACGCTCGTAGGCGCCGATGAAGTATGCGCCACATACGACTATTCCAACGCGGATTTGTCAACGCTGCAATCCGAGACGCAGAAGCATCTGCAGGAATTGCAGACCGGTGGGTCGGTCGAAGTGACGTTGTCCGATGAGGTCGGCGACGGTCTGCGTGTGGATGACAAGATTGTTGCGACGGATCAGGCTTCCGGCGTCAACGTCACCGCCGTGGTGACGAAGCGGATCGTGAAAATCGATTCCGGGATTTTGACTTCGACGTTCGAGGTCGGACTGCCGGTGCAGTCGGCGAACGCGAACTATTCCGGTTCTTCCTCTTCATCTTCGGGTTCGGCTGGCGGTGGCGTGTCTTTGACGGCTGGCCGTGGCCTGTCGATTTCAGGCGGCACGATCAACGCGGACGTCGCTTCCGAGGATTTGGATTCCGTCAGGCAGGTCGCCGAGTCGGCGAACAGGACGGCTTCCGGTTTCGCGGCGCAGATCGGCAAGGCGAATCAGACCGCCGAGGATGCGAAGAACGTCGCCGATGCGGCCAAGACCGTGTTCGACAGTGCCAAGTCGGGCATGATGACCGATTCCGAACGGTCGAAGCTCGCTTCGGTCGAACAGGGCGCGAACGCCTACACGCTGCCGAAGGCGTCCACGGACGTGCTGGGTGGCGTGAGGGTGGATGGTTCCTCGATTGTGAGCGTTGACGGTGTCATCAGCGCGCATGTCGGTGACGGCGCTTCCGGGCGGATCGTGTTTCCGATCGGATACGTGGTCCAGAACACGACTGGTGTCGACCCTTCCGTGGATTTCGGCGGCACGTGGAGGCAGTTGCCTTCGCTTGGTTGTTTCACTTTTGAAAGGATTGGCTAGTGAAGTCTGACGGTTACTCGAAATACGTGTGCGACAAGTGCGGCAAGACCGCCTATGTCGCCGCTGGCGATACGGAGGCGCGTGAATGGTTCACCGTGCGCCGCTATTCGGCTGGCAAGGCGACCCGCATCGCGGATGATGTGGCACCTGACATTTACGAATTGTGCTCCCAATGCAATGCGTCTTTCATGACGTTCATGCAGAAGGATGACGCTTCGTTTGAAGCATGGTTGAAGGAGGTTGAACAGTGACCATCGAACTGGTTGACGGCAAGGCTGGCACGGCTCATATTTCAAGCGAGGACAAGGCGATCATCCATCAGGCCAAGTTCTCGAAGTCCGACGTGGTGTTCGACTGGGGAGACGCGTTCAAGTGCTCGATGAGCTCGTCCAACATGGCGACGATCGGCACCGGCTGCGCGTCGATCCAGGGCTTGGACTGGCATATCACGGCGGCGGAATCGGTGACGATCCACAACGGGTCGCAGGGCATGAAACGCAATGACATCATCTGCGCGCATTACCATCGAGATTCCAAGACCGGTAATGAGAATGTGGCATTGACCGTGTTGAAGGGTTCTCCGAACGCGACCGCTGCCGCTGATCCGACCATTCCGTCAGGGAAGATATTGTCCGGCGCGGTTGACGCGTACATGCCTCTCTGGCGTATCCCATTGAATGGCATCACGGTCGGTACGCCGGTGCGCCTGTTCACGCCGAGGGGGGCTTTGTGGGATTCCGTAACCCAGCGATGGAAGCCGCCGTATACGAACGACAGCCTCACTCTGTGTCGCGTCGGACGCGTCGTCACGATTAACGGCAACGTCAAGTTCACCGGCAGTGGACAGCAGAACTACTCGACGGCGAATGAGACCATCCCTGAAGCGTTCCGTCCGCTCGCCGACATGAGCATCATATCGTTCCCGTCCTGCGGTTTCAGTCTGCTTGTCATGTGCGACGGAAAGGTGCAAATGCTGGGCGACCCGAAATCAGCCTACTCCACGGCGCATGGCTGTTGGATGACGGAATAGTTTTCCGTAACCCAGTCGGGTGACTGGGTCGTAGTCGCGCGCCCTAGAGGCTATGACGCCTACTCCGTCGCAAGCATGGTTTTCAAACCGAACACGAACACGTCAATAGACATCAAGCTGCCGATCGAAGCGGCAAACTGGGATTCATACTCCGTCGAATTACAGTTGATGAACGACGCTAAAAACAAAGTGCCGTCGTTCAACAACATCTCGATGATCACGAACAGTCATTCGGCAAAAGGATTTCAGCTTGTCGCATGGAACGCCAGCGGCACGTCGCTGAGCTATCGCATCGCCGTGACTGTCCACGTCTTCGACGCGAAGCAATAGTTTTCCGTAACCCTTGAACGGCAGATTTGGCATGGGCCTTACGGCATGACGGTACATATCGCCAAGGTCGGCATGATGGCGTTCGCTTTTGGCAACACGTCCTTCACATCCAACATCAATTCCAACGGCCAGATCGTGAATGAGACGATGGATGCCGGTTTCCTGCCGGAGGGTGAAGGCACGATACTGCTGGAAGGTGTGAACGAGCAGCATGGAGCCTTGTCATTCGACTCTGACGGCAAGGTCACGATCAGCGGCAGCATGAACAGCGGATACTATTTCCGCGTCTGCGGCTGCTGGCCGGTGAAATAGCATTCCGTAACCCAGCAATGCCAACTGCAATGGCAGGATACCGCATCGTTCGTCCCGTCTTCTTATGGCGCTTCGAACACCATCACGGTCAAAGACGGTCTGATTTTCGTGGACCTGTCTTCGTTCCGAAGCACCGTGAAAGTCGGCGATTACCCTGTCTGGCTGTTCGAAGCGGGAGTGAAGCCCTCCCAAACGGTCGGCCTTGGGTGCGTCGCGAACGTGGCTGGCGCCGCGTATGGCAAACAGGCGAGGTGGAACGCTGACGGGTCGGTGACGCTTATCGGAGGCGTGGGTTCGTCCGATATCGTCCAATGCTTTTCGAAGATCATTCCGGTGCCAGATGGTGTGGAATTCGTCTAGTCCGCAATCCAGCAACCATGCGATGTGGAATATGCATAATTGGGATTCCGCAACCACAGACGCTTATCACCTTACGGCGGTAGCCAGAACGGCGGCTTTTTGCCACAACGATGACCTATATCGTTGTCTAGACGGTCGCAACTGGAAACGATACGCTGCCGGCATGCCATGTGTTTGCGGGAATGGTCGCATCATACGATGTGCGGAAGGAAACCGTGTTTCCCGCAATGTACAGAAAACGATTCTGCATCTGACTGCCCTGAAAACTGTCTATGAAAACGCTGAAGCCCTCCAGCTTGGCATTCACGTCCATGCTTGCCAAAGGCACACCATCCCACGCCTTCTTCTGGAATTGGCCTTTGTTGACCCACCGGCAGTAGACGGTCGCCAAGCCATTGACGACGCATCCACTGATTGTGAATTCTGGGTCGGTGGTCAGTTTCGTGAAATGAATCGGGGTTACGGAAAACTATCCTCATGGGATCGGATAGCAGAGCGAGCCGACGCAATCCTGATTGCTACCCGCGGCTCCCATGTTCGCGCATCGAATGGTTCCGTTCGGATTGACGACGAGCATTCTCGCCGTCTGCCCGTTCGATACGCACACCATCGCATTGACTTCGACCGGAGGGCGCAGTTCGACGGGCAGCACGTATTCGCATTGCACTGAATCCCAACTGCCATTACCGATATTGCCAGAGTATTTGACCAGCATCATCATGCCGGTGCGGATGACCGTGAAGCCCTTCGCGTTGTACAGGGTTACGGAAAACTATTGCTTCGCGTCGAAGACGTGGACAGTCACGGCGATGCGATAGCTCAGCGACGTGCCGCTGGCGTTCCATGCGACAAGCTGAAATCCTTTTGCCGAATGACTGTTCGTGATCATCGAGATGTTGTTGAACGACGGCACTTTGTTTTTAGCGTCGTTCATCAACTGTAATTCGACGGAGTATGAATCCCAGTTTGCCGCTTCGATCGGCAGCTTGATGTCTATTGACGTGTTCGTGTTCGGTTTGAAAACCATGCTTGCGACGGAGTAGGCGTCATAGCCTCTAGGGCGCGCGACTACGACCCAGTCACCCGACTGGGTTACGGAAAACTATTCCGTCATCCAACAGCCATGCGCCGTGGAGTAGGCTGATTTCGGGTCGCCCAGCATTTGCACCTTTCCGTCGCACATGACAAGCAGACTGAAACCGCAGGACGGGAACGATATGATGCTCATGTCGGCGAGCGGACGGAACGCTTCAGGGATGGTCTCATTCGCCGTCGAGTAGTTCTGCTGTCCACTGCCGGTGAACTTGACGTTGCCGTTAATCGTGACGACGCGTCCGACGCGACACAGAGTGAGGCTGTCGTTCGTATACGGCGGCTTCCATCGCTGGGTTACGGAATGCTATCAGCAGGTCAATATGAGTTTCTGCCATGCTTTCTGCATGTCCTTGAGGACGCTCAGATCAGGCTTCAAATAATATCTGGCGGTGGTTTGGATGTCGGAGTGTCCGAGCTGGCGTGCGACCACGCTGATGTCGGTTCCGGCTTTGATCGCCAACGTGCCGAACGTGTGGCGCAGGTTGCGTGGAGGCACGCAGGGCAGTTTCATGCGCCTGCACCAACTGCGGTAGTGGTTTGCCACTTGGTTCGCGTTCAGACTGCCGACCAGCCGTCCGGTCTTCGTGCCGTGGCGTAGTTCCACCAAGCGTTTGACCGCGAACCGTGGCAATGCGACGGTTCGTCGGCTCATATCGGTCTTCGGTTCGGTGACGGTCTCATGGCCCGCCACCCACTGCACCGACCTTTTCACCGTGACGGTGCCGCGACGCAAATCCAAGTCAGCCCATTCCAAGCCGACCGACTCGCAGCGGCGCAATCCCGCGCACACGGACACCAATAGCCACGCTTCCAATGGATGCCCGTAGAAGCCTTTCAACAGGCGTCGGACTTCCGACGCTGACAGTACTTGCGGCTCATAGTGTCGTAGGTGCGGCAGGCGTATCTCGCGTCTGGTCACGTCATTGTCAGCCAAACCGCGTTTGAACGCGAGTCGCAGTATCGCGCGGAACACCGCGTAGGCCTTGCGTGCCGCTCCCGGCTTGTCGAAGGAGTCCAACCATGATTCGATGTCCGCCACGCTGATCGCGTCCATGTCCCTTCCGCTCCATTGCGGGAGGATATGGCAATTCAGGGCGCTTTCGTAGCCTACTTTGGTGCATTCGCGGAGTTTCGCACATGAGGGTTTCCAAACGGTGGTCACGAATGTGTCGAAAAGCATTGGTTCCTTTCAATTCTGTTGAATAATCCCACACATCGTCGTGTTGCCGTTGGACGGGCGCGTGTGTGGGTTTTCCTATTGTTCCATATCCCTGTTTTTTAGGAGGATATTTTGACTCAGATTAATTTCGATTTCGGCCATCCAAGCGCCGATGGCATAGCGGACTTGGCTGGCGAGAAGATTCATGTGGTTCCGACCGAACGGTTCAGGAACGGCAGTCGTATCGTCGTACGCGACTCGTTCGAGGTGCGTTTGGACGAGCACGGCACGGCGACCGTCACCGTTCCGCCGACCGATGACGCGTTCGCGTATGAGGTGACTGTCGGAGAGAGTGAGGATGCATGGCGTTTCGTCCGTTGCGTGCAGGTGCCGGATTCGACTTCGGTTTTGAATTTCTCCGATTTGGTCGAAGTTGATTCGACCACGCTCACACCGGTGCAGACCGGCAATCCGTTGGCTGATATCGACCAGTCCGACGTGGATTGGGCCCTGTCCGCGATTAACGCCTGATTTCAAGGAGGTTTGTTTTGGCTAATCCCGATAAGTTTTTGCGTCTGCGTGATTACGCCCGTTTGGAGCGCGCGCAGAAGGATGGTGTCGTGGATGGCACCAAGTTCACCTACGACAGTGCGAAACATGTCGTGTCGAACGTGCGCGAGTATTTCGCCGCGCATCGTGATGGGCGCACGTATGGCGTGCGTTTCCCGCTCTATAGCTTCTCCAATTCGCCGGACGGCGTGAAGGTCGGCGACAATGCCGGTCTGACCGTCGTGCCAAGCTCGAATTATCGTGCCGGACGTGATGATTACGCGGGTTTGAGCGCGTTCCGCGTGTTCGACGCGAACGTTGCGGTGGCCGATGATGGCACGCCGGTCGTGAAGGCCATCAAGGGCTTGGCTGGCAATTACGCGAAGGACGGGTCGAATGGCGACGTGTTCGTCATCACCACTCCCGGCTTCTACCGGTTCGAGTTCGACACGAACCATTGCACCATCTGGTATTCGGACACGCAGTACGACGGCTATTCGCCGATGCCGGGCGCGCTGCTGCCGGACGGTTCGCTCCGCTCGTGCATGGCGTACGCGAAATACCCGCTGTCCAATTACGGCGGCAAGGCCGCGTCCGTCTCGGGTCAGATTCCGGCCTCCATGAGCGAACAAGGCTCCGTGGCCGTAACCACCAGCAAAGGCAAGGGCTACAGCGGAAAGACCTCAGCCGACACGTTCTACACCCAGCTCATGCACATGCTCAAATACGCGGCCAAGGACATCGAACGCTACTTGGGCGGCGACTTCAACGGTTCCGGTCAGGTCAAGGTCAGCAAGGCCGAAACCAACGTCACACGCGCGTTGGTCAAGGCCACTGACGCGGCAAGCATCGACCTCGGCTCCTATGTGAGCGTCGGCACCGGCACCGACCGTGGAGACAATAAGACCGGCGAGGCGGCGGCATACCGCAAGGTCATCTCCAAGACCGTCGTGGACTCGGCAACCACCGCGATCAACGTGTCCGGCGCGGCCTTCACGACCACGACGGCCATGCATGTCACCCAGATGCCGTACCTGACCGGTTCGACGGACGGCGTGCTCGGCAACGACGGCATCCCCCGCGAGGACGTGTCCAAAACCCATCAGCCGATCAAGCTCCAGGGCATCGAACTGTTCGCCGGACTCTACGAGACCGAAGGCGACATCATCCTGAAGAACGTGAAGGATTCGGACACTTCCGGCCATACCGAAGTGTGGAAGGTGTTCGACACCACCAAGGCGAGCGGCACCGCCATCACCGCCGACTACGTGCATGTGGGCGACTATCCACCCGTCAACGACAAGACCGACAACCAGTGGCAGTGGCAGACCGACTTCACCGAAAAGCACGGATTCCTGCTGCCCACCGGCGTCGGCGCGACAAGCACCAGCGGCCTGACCGACGCTCTGATCATCAACCCGATCTCCGCTCCGGGACTGCACGAATTGCAGCGCGGTGGCGATCTCTGGGGCGGCTCGCGCTGCGGGTTGTTCTACGCGAACGGCCGGGTCGTTCTGTCGGACGCGTGGTGGTACTCCGGCGGTCGCCTATCCGTTCTTGGCCGCACGCACGCCTAGTGCGGGCGGTTGGGGGTGAGCGCCAGCGAGGGGGCGAAAGCCCCCTTATCACCCTCGTATGACTCTTGGTAATATTCCAGGGATTCGTGACGGCTTCGCCGGGTTCCTCCTGCTTTTGCAGCGCGGTGGCAATCTCAGGGACGGCTCGCACTGCGGGTTGTTCAACGCGAACGGCAGGAACGATCTGTCGAACGCGTGGTGGAACTACGGCGGTCGCACATAAGGGTTAACCGTTTTCCGTCACGACTACCCTCCGCTTTCGGGGATATGCGAGAGGGCAAGCCTCGGCCATGCCGAAAATCGAATCAAGCACGCGACCGGTAGGCCACATGGCCGAACGCCGCCAACATTCCCCTTATAGCTTTTATGAAAACATATTGCAAACACAGTCGCATCACCGAACCCGCGTTCGTGCGCGACTGCATCGAACGGTTCCTCAACGGCAAACGCTCCCGCAGGGACGTGAACGACTTCCTCAGCCGCCATCCCGACTTGGATTCGCTTTCACGGCAGATAGCCGACGAGATAGGGCGCGGCCAATACAGGTTCGCGCCCATCCGCTACTTCTGCCGTGTGGAACCGATCTCAGGCAAGATACGCATCATCGGACGCGAAAGCATCCGCCATCAGATCTACGATTACGTCTGCGGAACCGCGTTGATGCCATTGTTCCGCGCGAAGGTCGGCAGATGGCAGACGGCGAGCATCCCCGGCAGGGGCATAGCCGACGCACGCCGCGCGATCAGGAAATGGGTGCGCGAACCATCCAGCAAAGTGTTCGTGAAACTGGACGTGCGCAAATGCTATCCAAGCATCAGCCGTGAAGTGTTGAAACGCCTGCTCTCGCGTGACGTGGGCGACAGGCGGCTACTGGATTTGACGTTCCATCTCATCGACCGGTACGCGGGCGATGACGGATTGAACATCGGCTCCTATCTGAGCCAGTGGCTCGCGAACTATTACCTCTCATACGCCTACCATTTCTGCGAACGGCATCTAAGCAAGGAGCGCGTGAGCCGCAGGACAGGCGAAACCGCCACCAGACGGCTCGTGACGCACATGCTGTTCTACATGGACGACATTCTCCTGGTCGGCAGATCGAAGCGTGACCTGACCATCGCCGTCAAACGCATACGCGCCTACCTGCATGACACGCTCCGACTCGAAATCCATCCGACATGGAACGTCAAGCACGTCGGCGTGGAGCCAATCGACATGGTGGGCTTCACCTTCTACCCGGACCATACCGGCGTCAGGGAGGGCATCTTCCTGCGCGCACGCCGCTCATTCCGCCGATACGCGCGGAACCCTACGAGTCTTCGGCTCGCATACCGTTGCGCCAGCTACTACGGCTGGCTCAAAAACAGCGATTCCATCCAATACCGGCGTCGAAACAACGTCGATCAAATCGTCCGCCGCGCCAGAAACACCGTCGCGGCAAGCCGAAAGAAAGGATAACAGATGATTCAGAACGTCTCTTCCGCAACCCCGTTGGAAAAGGTGGACTACCATCTCCGCGATGACGGACTGGCCGATATCCGCATCCGCCGCAGCATCAGGACCGTCACCCATCAGGCGACTGACAATCAGCCGGAATACGTGGAGTACACGGCAGTCGAATCCTATCAGGTGCTCCCGTTGATGGAGCAGGAGGCCATTGATCAGGCGGATGTCCTGTTCGAGGGCGACACGACCAGTTCCAAGCCGGTGCTCGACAGGGTGAGCGCGTTGGAGCAGGCGAGTTTGGACAACGCGCAATTGCTGGCCGACCTGATGGCAGGCGAGGACGGGGATACGACGGATTCCGCCGATTCCGACACCGGCAAGACCGATGGCGGCGATGTCAACGACGGCGGCAAGAACACCGCCGACGATTCCGCCGACAACAAGGATAAGGAGTGAGAACAATGGTCAGATTCAATCATGCCGCAGCGGTCCGCATGTACACCCGTCTGGTCAAGGCCGGACGCAAGACGCTGGACGAAGTACCGGAGGAATACCGCGCGGAGGTGCAGCAGAACCTCCTCGACCCGTGGTTCTGACGTAAGAAGGCATAGGTGAATCAGGAAGCAATCACCATCATCGTCGCCATCATCGGTTCCGGTGGGTTCGGAGCGCTCGTCCCATGGGTGCTCGACGGAATCGGTCTGCCTTTGGTGTTCGCCGCCTCTGACCACCCGTATTAAACAAACCACAGCCCCGCCACGTGCGGGGCTTTTCTTTAAGGAGATGTAATGTGCTGCAAAATTTTCTAGCCGGTTTCGGCGGCGTAGGAGGCGCGTGCGCGCTCATCACCCTTGGCCTTAAAGTCTGGCCGGGCGCTTTGGACTCGCTGGCCACCGGCTTGTACTCGCACGTGGACCCTAACCGCTTGCCATACAACAGCGTGCTCAGCCAGCATTTCGCCAAGACACGGCAGCTTGGCGAACGTACCGAGAAATTCGATGGACGGTTGGACGAATTGTGCCGTGACACCATCAAAAACACGTTGATCTCACTGATCTACGGCGACGCGCAGCACGACCACAGCGAGGCCGTCCGATACGAACTCGACAAACTCGAAAAACTCGACGCGCAATGCTGGATAGTCAACGCCGCCGAAAAATACCTGGAGGACAGGCAATGACGGCCAGCATGCTCGCTTTGACGTCCGCGGCCACCGTGTTCGTCGCGCTGCTGCTTGCGGTGGCGTGGCTGCTGTGGCGTGGCCATGACGTGCCGGTCTGGCTCACCTGTGTCACGACGCTGCTTTTGGCCGCGTTCACGCTCGTCTGCGTCGTCCTGCTCATGCTGCCGCTCCTGCGACTGCTGGAGATGGCCGTCATGATATGGACGCTCGCAGTGGCGTAAAACCATCAAAAAGGAGGAAAAAATATGAAATCATGGGAGAATCTGGAGGCTGACGAGAATCTCATCCTCTCCACCCACATGACCAAGGGACGCCAGGGATGCAAGATCGACAAGATCGTCGTGCATCATAATGGCGGCAACCTGACCGGCAAGGGCTGCTACGACGTGTGGCAGACCCGTGAGGCTTCCGCGCACTATCAGGTGTCGGCTGACGGCAGGATCACGCAGCTCGTCTGGGATACGGACACCGCATGGCATACCGGCGACTGGCCGTCCAACCTGACCAGCATCGGCGTGGAGCATGCGGACATTTCGACAGACCCGTGGAGCATCTCCGAAGCGACCTTGGATAACGGCGCGCATCTCGTGGCCGCGCTCTGCAAGCATTACGGCCTCGGACGCCCGCAGTGGCGCGTCAACGTGTTCCCGCACAGCCATTTCTCCGCGACCGCCTGCCCGGCATCCATCGCCGGAGCTCAGAACGCGGACTACATGGCTCGTACCCAGGCGTGGTATGACAGGATGACCGGCGCGACTGCGCCGACGCCAACCGCCCAACCGACGCAGTCCGCCACGGCATCGTCCGCCGCAAACGTATTGCAGGGCACGTACCGCGTGGCCGTGGACGGGCTCAACGTGCGCGACCGTCCGAGCGTGTCCGGCAATGTGGTCGCCACCTATTCCAACGGCCAGACCGTGAACCTCGACCATTGGGGCACGGTCGCGGACGGCTACATCTGGGGCCGGTACACGGCGTATAGCGGAGCAGTGCGCTACGTCGCGCTGGCTCCAGCGGACAAGAGCTCCTGGTATCTCGTCAAGGCCTGAAAGAAAGGTGGTATTAATGGCTGAGCATGCGCGTTCCACGGTCGAGACGGTCGTGGACGATCTTTCCGACGACTACAAGGATTCCGGTGGCTATAGGCCGGTGTTCAACGATACGGTCCGAACCGTCATCTACGTGGCTTCTCTGGCCGCGTCCATCGTCGGTTTGGGTTTCATGATGTTCGGTGATGCGCAGGTGGGCGGTTTCATTTCCACCGCTGCCGGTGTCGTCGCGTCCGGTTTCGGTGTCGCCTACAATCCGCTGCGCAACGCCTGACAGTGGAAACTCAACATCGCGCCGGAAACTCAACCTCGGGTGTGGAAAAATTTGCGGAATTATAGTGTCCGTGGAATTTTTTACACCCGTTTTTTAACAACACATGCCCTTCTCTCAGCTATGGCTGGGGGAGGGGCTTTTCTTGTTATTCGGCGTGTTTGCGTGGTCGTCCGCCGCCGTCGCGGCAGCTCGGTGGTTTTGTGCGAATACCGTCCTGATCACGCTCACGGCGAGACGAATGTCCGCCGTCATGGGGTATCGTTGCAATCGAACTTGAGACCCGGACCTGCTTTGCTGGTGGGCAGGGTTTCGGGTTCGAAGCGTGTGGCTGGCTGCCGCAGGCATCCGATGGCGAGTCGATGCGCCATCAGCGAGAGCTGGATGTCTCGCCCAACGGCTGGGCCAGACGGTTGAGACCAACCGGAGCCGTGACCCTTCCCGCGCAAACGGGACGCTAGTCATGCAGAAGACTGTAAAAAGATCAGCCACACGGCTTCGGAGGGGTGCTTGGTCGGTGCCCCTCTTTTAATTTTCTGGGAGGATTCCGGGCGTGAACGTGACCGAGGCGAAGCGGCGGATGCTTGGCGAGGCCCGAAAGGCAGCCCGACTATACGCCAATCTCGTCGGAACGATCACGAGAATCGCGTGCGACGACGGGATGACGCTGGACATCCAATGGAAGGCCTCGAACTTCGCCCACCTATGCGGCCTGGAATACTACGCCGACGACAACCGCACCCGCAGACTTCCCTCCCGACGCCTGTACACCGACCTCCTGTCCGGCCATGGGATCTCGGTGAAAAGGGTCGCGCCCACCGGAGACGCGCGATGGCTCGCGAGGAAGACCGACGTGATAGCCAGCGCATTCGCACTGAACGACGCATCCATGGTGGTCGAATCAGGCAACAGCCGGATACGCCTCTACATGGGAAACACAGTCTGGTGCATCGGCCTCGGAAGAAGCGGAGAGGACGGCCCCTACTATCCGCAATCCCTACGCAAGGGGAACGCGGCCAAGGAAAAAATGCCAGGAACCCAGATCCACCATGTAGTCTCGATCAAATACCTGAACACGGCACAGTGCCACCCATCGATCCAAGACTGACAACATCCAACCTCCAACAACAAAACCGCCCCGGCGCTCGCGGATGAGCGCCGGGGCGGACGTCACTCCGCCGGATGCTTGCGCGGCCTGCCACCGCCGACTCCGCGGCCGGGACGACTGGCGTTCCATCGGTCGATGGTGTCGGGGAGCCATCCGCGAGTGCGGCCGATGATCGCGTCGGGCTCTGGGAGCTTGTAGGTAGCGAGGGCGCCGGTCTTGACGCCGAGCTGGTCGGCGACCTCTGTGAAGCTCATGTATTCGACTGTCATCGTCCGCTCCATCCGGCGAAGAGGCCGGCGATGCCGGCTGCGATGGCGAATCCTGCCGCCATGATGTGCATGCCGCCGAATGTGCTCGTGGCCGATATGACGGCGAACAGCATGCATGTGACGGCCAGTTTCCTTTGCTTTGTCATGATGCTCACGGTTCCCTTTGGTAGGATTGGATGAGGGTTCCGGCTACTTGGGATAGCCGGAACCTTTTTACTTGCGCTTGCGGTGCCTTCCTTCCGGAGGAGGGTCATCGCGCAGGCCGAGCCAGATGGTCACCGCAATCGATACCCAGCTGGTGATCAGCTGCAGCCAATCCTTGGGTTCCATGTTCACCTCCTTTCCTTGATATAACTATCATAGCATAGCAATGAAAGTAATGCAAGCCGAAACGCAAAAAACAGAGAAAAAAATCAACGGATTGATAGACTTGATGCCACGCAAACGAAGGGGCGAGCATGGCCTACACGATCCGCCAATACACGACGAAAAGCGGCAAACGCTACGAGGTGCGCTACCGTAAGCCGAACGGAGCGCCCACAGGCAAAAGAGGATTCCGCCGCAAGATGGACGCCGAGGCGTGGGGCGACCAGCACGTCAACGCCGCCAAAAGGGACGGCAGCTTCGTAGACCAGTCGGCCGGACGCGCCCTGGTGTCCGACATCTACGACGAATGGATGGACTCACGACGTCCGATCCTCAAGCCAAACACCATCCGCACCGACGAAGCCACTTGGAAGACGCACGTGGAGCCGGAATACGCGGCACGGCAGATAGGCTCCATCACACACCGTGAATTACAGTCCTTTATCAGCGGCAAGGCGGAAAAACTGGCACCATCCACGGTGCTCAAGATCGTCGGCGTGCTCAAAGGAATCTGCGATCTCGCCGTCAAAAACAGGCTCATCGCCAAGGATCCGACCGACGAACTGGCATTGCCCAGGCGTGAGGGCAGGAGACTGCACCGGTACCTCACCGTCGAGCAACTGCTGGCCGTCGCGGATGAGGCCGGCAGGGCGCGTATCCAGCCGACTGACCGCAAGGCGCTCGTGCTGGTGCTTGGCCTGTGCGGACTGCGTTGGGGCGAGATGTGCGGATTGAGGGTGGAGGACGTGGACTATGGACGCCGCCGAATACACGTCAGGCGGAATGTTACGCGCATCGGCAGCGAATGGTCAGAGACCTCGCCGAAGTCGCATGAGATGCGCGACGTGCCGATGCCATCCATAGTCGGCGAGGCGCTGCTTCCCGTGCTGGCCGGCAAGGGGCCGTCCGATTGGGTTTTCCGTGACCATCTTGGCCGTCCTCCGCGCAACCAGTCGGCAGCGGGGGCGAAATCGAACCGCACGTGGTTCGTCAGCGCGTGCAGGAGGGCGGGCGTGGAGCCTCTGCCGCCGCATGACCTGCGGCATACCGCCGCTTCCATCGCGGTGCATGCCGGCGCGAACATCAAGGCTTTGCAGCGGATGCTTGGACACAAGTCGGCGGCCATGACGCTGGACGTGTACGCCGACCTCTTTGATTCCGACCTGGATGACGTGGCTCGTACCATCGACGCTGCGGTGCAGGTCGCTTCGCAGGATGTGGGCAAAACGTGGGCACATGGACTGCGTAGCAGCGTTGAAACCATTGAAAACGTTGGGATTAAAGGCGTTGATGCAGGTGGGCGATAA